AAAGCATTTCAAACAGCAGAAAAATTAACTTCGTTAAAATTAGAACGTGCAAATATTGTAAGAAATATTAATAAAGAACTATACGGTGTTGCTTATGATATAGATGTATTAACTGAATCAGATTATAAAAAAGCAAAAGTGTTAGGTAAAGCACAAGGCATAACTACATCAGAAGCAGTACCACAAGTTAAAGCTGCTAAGCCAGACTTAACTGCAATTAAAGGTGACCCTTTTGAAGCTAAAGCAGAATACAAACAAACATCTGCATATGACTATTCACCTATTGAAGAAGGTAATAAATACAGAGATTTACAAACAGAAATAGAAGAAAAACGTTTTGGTATGACAACTATGGATGAAAGAATAGCTGCTACAGGTACTGGTAGTTTTAAAGAGTATCCTAAAGGTGGTGGAAAAGGTGGAGTTACATATCCTGCATTGCAAGAATCTGTAGGATTATCTGGTTCAGGTATGACAGGTGGAGGAGTTCAAGGTTTAGGATACAAACAAGCTGACTTACTAAGTAAATCTATAGTTCCATTTAAAACTAAAACTGTAGATAATGTAGCTCAATTACCATTTGCTGTAGCAGATTATGAACGTCAAGCAATAAGAATATTAGGTAAAGCTAAAGCTAAACAACATATGAAAAACATTGTTGATAATAAATATCAAACACCTGCTGACCCTAAAGCACCTAGTGCTATTGTTAAAAGTCCTACTGTTCCTGATACAAGAACTACACCTATAGGTAAAATACAAGGTGGACCTGCATACAATGAGTTAATGAGAGTTCATCAAAAAATAGAAACAGCTGCTACAGAATATGCTGACATTAGAAAAGACATACAAGATACTATGGGCGGTACAAGTAAAGCTGACATACAAGCATATTTTAAAGGTGAAAAGGTTACTAAAAAAGTTAAACTAGAAGGTAGAGAAACTAAAGTAACTTATAATCCTGCGTCTGGAGTATTCCGTGATGTTCGTAGTGCAACAATTGCTGGTGTAAATACTGAAGGATTAAACTTACCTCCTATTAGTGCTAAAAGAAGTGCTGAAATAGCTGGTAAATATGGTGACATAGACAATACAAGTTTTAAAACATTTATTGGTCCTTATAAACAAGAAGGTCCTAAAGCTACAATGAAAGAACAAGTAGTTGTATCTAATCCACAACCTGAATACAGTAGACGTCAAACTGAATATAAAAAACGTCAGATGTCTTTAGACCAACGCGCACAAAAAATACTATCAACTCCTGGAGTAGGATTGTCAGATGTTGAAAGAAGTGTACAAAAAGAACTTAAAAAAGCAGTTAAAGCAGTTGGTAGTGTTGGTGCAATCAAAGGATTAAAAAATATAATGGGTCCTATTACAAAAACTAATCCAGCATTAGCTGGTTTATCATTGTTGCCTAAGAATATTATTGATGATATAATTAAACCAAAGAAACCAGAGGCTTAAATGACACAAGAGTATAAAGATATTATTGAAAAAACAATATGGACATTTGTTGAAGCGTTTATATCTTCATTGACAATTGCTCCGTTAGTAGGTGTTGACGCAGAAGCTATACAATTAGCTGCGTTATCAGGTGGTGCTGCAGCGTTAGTAGTAATTAAAGAGTTTGCTAAAAAACAATTAGCTAAACCTGTTAAGAAAGTAAGTAAATAATGCCTAAAGTAGTACCAAATAAAAAAGCAGGTCCTAAAGATTTTGAGGGTCGTTTAAAAAAAATGAGAATGAAACAATCATTAAATCTTGACCGTAAAGATTATGAAAGAACTATTGCAGGTAGAGGTGATACTCACGCATTAGATGGTGGTAAAATACCTTTAAATAAAACTGCAAAATATGCAAAATTTAAAGAACAACGACAAGCTCAAATACAATCGTGGCAAGATAGAAACATATCTAATCGTGGAACAAAGTTAAATCCATAATGAAAAATCCTAACATTGACTGGACTACTCACGGTATGAGTGAACGTGAAATGAAAAAACGTATTCAATCACACGATGCAATGCGTAAAAAATCATATGAAAAACATTTAGAATACAAAGTACCTGACGCATTCTTGAGTGATAGCTTTAAAATGTGGATGACAAACAATCCTGAAAGTCCTTGGTTAAAGTCTGGTGGTATGGATAAACTACAAAAGCAAGCTACTATATCTTTATCTGCTAAAGCTAGAGCTACTAAAAGAGGCGATACTGGTTACAAATTAAAAAAAGCTTTAGAAGTTAAGCAAGCAGTTAAACTTAAAAAAGATTTAAACAAACTACTGGGTTACTAATGACACAACCTGTACAATTTCCTTGGGAAACTAAACCACAAACATATGGTCCTTATCAAAAAAGAATAAATGTTGGACAAAAACCAGGTGCGCCATTACAAACTCCTAATAATTCATATATTAAAAAAGGCTTTATAAAAACAAGTACATCAGGTTCTGTTGTTCCTACAACTAGTTATAGAGGTGGTTTATCAAATAGACATTTTGATAATACTAAAGGTTGGTTTAGAAAATCAGGCCCTGTTAAAACACCAAGTATTATATTTAAAAATATAGGTACAGGTAAAGGTCCTAGTACAAAGAATCTTGTTAAAACAAAACCAGGACCATCTACTTTAGCTACACGTGGTGCTGTAGGTTTAGGTATGATGAAGTATGGTGGCGGTGGTGGCGGAGAATTTTCTAAGTAGTTCTATATCTATTTAGATAAGCCTGTAATAAATCCCTGTAATCTCTTTTAGCACCTGATATAGTTTTGCCATCATATATGTCGTGATGTCTTTTACATAACATAGCTACATTATTTATGTCGTATTTACTTGCTTTATCTCTACCACCCATACCAATACCTAATATGTGTGCTAGTTCTAGCCAGTTAGTGTTGCCACAATTTGGCCACTCACACGCGTTTCTAGCCCTTTTAAGGGCCTGTTCTCTTAGTTCTGATAGATTGTCCATCATTCTTCCTCTGGATTATAAAGTTCGTATTTAAGTGTAATTTCCTCGCCTGTAATTATTTCTACTAATGTTCTTAATAAAAAAACTTTATTGCCTTTTATTAATTCACAGTTAGGAAAATTACTATGGTTTATAAAACCACCTAATGGTGTACGAATTACACCGTGCTGAAATAAATCATCTTTAACGTGTGTTATACCTAATACTTGACCCTTAGCAATAGGACGTGTACTAAAGAGGCCCAATCCTTCCACTTTGGACCTCTTTATAGTTAATGATTTAGGTAATGGCCTATAGTTCATCAGGATAACTGTATACAGTTTCAGGATTAAAGTATGGGTCATACTCTGGAAAATCCCAAGCTCTATACAAATCTGCGTAACTAATTTCTGTATCGCCAGTACCACCACCTACATATATAGCGTGTGCTACCTTGCTTAAAAAGAATTTAGTAACTTTCTTTTTCTTATCAAAGCCTTTATAGTTCTTAGCGTCAGCTAAGTTTTTAAGACGTTGTAACCAATATAAAGTTCTCACCGTTACTTCACCACGTTGATGTGATATTTTTCTTGTAAGCTGTTCATCTGTATCATATATTTTTTCGTTATGTTTATATGTATAACGTTGGCCAGCAAACATACTTCCTTCCTGTAATAAAACTGATAAGTTATGAGTAAAGTCTATCTTTAAATTACCGTCTTTATATACAGTGTAACTAGCAAATACCCTATTGCCCTTTGGCGTCAAGCCAAGAAATCTCTTTCCGCCAAAGCTATCTATTGTTTTAGCGTATTCCATCTTAGCTTTACGCTTTTTAATTTTCCGTTTAGCGTCTTCTACTAAACGTTCATTAGATAAATCATTGTACCCTTTAGGTGCAAACACGCTATTATTGGTCGCGTTATAAACCACTATTCCTCCTTACATTTATGTACTTCTTCTAGTTGTACATTACATTCTTCACAATAATATGACATACCAGGTATAGGATGTGACATTATTCTTCCTCTCGTTTCTTTTGTTGTTCAAATTGATAGTTATAATCAGATACAAATTGTGCTAACAATCTATCAACTTCTCTTGTATTAGGTCCAGTTTGTGTTACTGGTGAACCTAATTGGTCTATTAAATTAACTGCCCACTTCCTTAGTTGCATAGGGCTGCTAAATATATTTTCTGCCATTAAGTGTCCTTCCAACAATGTGCGCTTGGATTCCAATGGTGCCAACCGTCATTGTATATTAACCAAGATGCTACTGCTGTAGCTGTCTCAGGGTCTGTCCTTTTCTTTTTGATTTTAAGTTTAGGTTTAAGCCAAGTCCAAGTATTGTCATTAAACTGCCATAAACCTATGTCGTATGTACCGTCTTTATTAAGTCCTTTAGCGTTTGGTTTACCTCTGCTTTCACAGTATATAATTTTTAACGCCTGTATTTTGTCATCTGTTGTGTCAAAATATTTGTCAATTAATGGTTGCCATTCTTTAACATACTCAATCATATATACGTCATTACGACATTGGATATACTCAGTCAAGCTCTCCACGCTCACAGGCAATGTAACTGCGCAACTGAGTAATATACCAATCATAATTAGGCTTGTTGTCTAGATTTATGTAGACGTTTGCTTTTAGCTAACTCTTTACGTGTATCATTTGGTGTAGATATTACGTAGTATTTAAAATGACCACGCTCTTTAGCTGGCATAGTAACAATGTCATACCCTTCTTCCCTAAGGTTAAACAATGTGCCACCAAATCGTGTACATCTTAAGTCAAATACAAATTCACTATTACTAATAGGTTCATTGTATCTTTCTGTTTCTAGTACGTACCTAATTAAGTTTTCTTTAGACTTAATATAACTAGGTATTTTTTTACCTCTAAATGATTTTACAATCATATTCCTCCTTATAAATCCATTGATAGATTCCACTCTTCTGGTAAATCAGAGTTGTCCATCCACCAACTTTTTCTCCACTTTCCACTATGTCCACCACATATAGCAGGGTCATTTGTAGAACATACAAAGTCAGGGCTTTTGTCTGACTTCTTGTTG